ATTTCCATCTCCTTCTTGCCTGACAAATTCTTTTGTTAGGCGTTTTCTTACAATTAATATTATGCATTCTAGCCTGTCCTGCACTACGAGCGCAAAAAGACTTTCTGCGTTTGGCTGCTTTACTGCCTTTTTTTACTTTACCAGTTACAGCTGTTTTTAACTTTGAGCCAGGGTTTTTGCGTCTGTACGCTTTCACCCCAGCTTCAGTCATTCCAGCTCCTGACTTTGTGGATCGGTAATACTTTTTATTACGAGGAGGCATACCCCCCTCTTTGTAACCAAGCAAGTCAAGATCGTCATAATAACTATCCATTGTCAGTATCAGCAGTTACTGGTGTAACAAAAACAGTCACAGACGTAACATTTGATATTGTTAAATGCATGTCTGTTTTAAACACAATACCATCTAGTGGTATGTCTACTTGATATTGATCGGCTGCACTACTAGCTGGTGTTGTAATGACGAGTTTTTGTGTACCACTAGCACCACCATCTTTAAAAGTTAAAGTGCCTGCACTAGCATGACCAACATAGTAAATAGACAATAATCTAGTTCTACCAGACTGTATTGTGCCTGTTGATGTTAACGTTTTTGCACCTACATCAGAGTTCATGATTTACTCCTATCTATCAGATGCAGCAAACATATAATCAATTGACGTAACTTTAGTACCAGTAGCATTACCTGATAAAGACATTGCCGCTATTGTTAAAATTTCATCACTTGGAATATTATCTGTATGTGTTGCAACTAATTTTCTATTTACAAAAAAATCAACTTTACCTGTGCTTTGACAACGAATACTTAATGTAACATCAGTATCGTTTTCCATGTCAATACCTGAATCTGTTGATGTTTCTGTACCATCTTTTTCTGTTTTACAAAGAATTGATGCATCTCCATCATCTTTTTGAAAAACAATACGATCAGTTGCAGCTAACATGTTTTCTGGATTTGTTGCAAAATTAATAGTAAAACCAAAACATAAATCAGTGTCAGTTACATCAGATGTTCTAACTTTTGTTTCAAACCAGAGATCTTTATTTGATTGTACTTGAAAGATTTCGTTCTTTTGTATTGAAGCGCCATCATTATCTGTGGTTGCTGTTGAGTTTAAGTTTACTAAACCATTCAGTTGATCTGCTGCAATCGCTACAGACGCGCCTGAATCTTTTACGACAGTCCATCTATGACCTGTGTTGGAGTCAAATCCAATTCTATCAAAGTCATCAAAATAAACTACGTAATCTGGGTTTTTATCAATTGGTAAATTTTCAAACCACTTCTTTTCGTTGTTCTTACCTGCAAAAAGAATAGGTCCTGTAAAATGTACTCCTGCCATTTTTTCTCCTAGTTTAAAAGATATAGTCCTCTAGGGTTGTCTGCCAAGTCAGTCTATATCCAGTTTATATTGTCTTGGTATTTGTATTATACAAAAAAAAAGGGGACTCGTAAGTCCCCCTCTTTTTTAACGAAAGAAAAGAAGTTAAGCTGCTCCTGGTGAGCCGAAAATACCTCTTGGATCAGAGAAACCAAAAGAGTATCTTTCTCTTGCTTTAAATCTTACATTACCTGTATCAAAGTCACCTTCAATAGCAGTCTTAATTGGACTTCTAACAAACATTTTCATGCCGTTAGGTGCATCTGTCATAATGAAGAAAGCATCAGTATCTGTTAGATAGTGATTAACTCTATAGCCTTGTGGCATCATACCCATAGAAGCCATAGCGTTAATATCATTATCAGCAGTACCGACTCTTTGTGGAGTTCTTAAAATTCTTTCTGCAGTAAACTGTAGTTCTTTTGGAATAACCAGTTTAACACCTTGCATAGCAATTTTAAGTCCTCTTTCATCAACAAATGCAGCAATGTCAATCAGAGATTGCTCTAAAGATGTTTCTGAAAGGTCAGCTGCAGTTGATAGTTCATTTGCAAATGTACCACCAGTAGCAATTGGGTGGGCAGTAGAACAAAGTTCAACACCATCACCACCTGCAAAGTTAGAATCAAATGCGTTGTTAAGAACATTTGCAGCTTTTACTTGTTTAGTGTTAGCCATAGAACGAGCTAAGGCTCTTGTATAACGAGCCGCTAATCTGTCATACAGATTATCTTCAATCGCTTCTTCAGTGATAGCGAATGCCATAGCAATAGTCTCGTGAGTATACCTTGCAGTAAAAGATTCAGTTGCTTGGTCAAAAGTAACCGCGCTACCTTCTTCTTTAACTGGTGCAGACCCGAAACCTGTTAGCATTACTTCTTCTTCAAAAGCTCTATCCGATGCTTCTGCAGCAAATATTTCTGCGTGTTCGTTTTCGTATCTATTGTATTCTAAGCCAAAGAGAGCATTTAAACCAGGCTCTAGCTCTTTGACCAGTTGCGATCTTGAAATAGCCATATTTTATCTCCCTTATACCCCTGTATCCCCAGCAGCAGCTGGTGGATTCAGAAAATGGTTTTGAATACGAACAATTACATTTGCGTTAGCAGTAGTAGTGTCCGAGTTGTTAACATCTTGGCTTATATCAACAGCTTGAAGTGGTATTGCATTTGTAGAATCTGCAGTACTTGTATCAAGTTGCACTTTAGATATGCCGGTTGCTGTGTTCCCAGTTACGTTGGTAGTTTTGTAGCCGATAAACAGACCTGCTCTAGTAAAAGCTTCATCTGAGTCAACTAAAAACAACGTATTAGGATCATCAATTACATTAGCAACAATATCACTAGCATTAATACTACCAGGATAAAAATTACTAAAGGTTGGTTTCTTCGTGGTTGGATCAGTATAAAATACACCATTGAAAACACCAATTGGTTTCACAGCTCCTGAACTTGCAGTAACATCATAACGTTCAATGTTACCTGCTGCTACTGGAACTACCAAGTCACCTTGGAAAATAGCTGTTCCATAATTGGCTGCAATAGTATACCTATTCTGAGCATTATTCCACGGAGCACCATTGAGCGATTTATAAGGTCTAAGACCAAACTTTTCACTAACATTTGCCATTTTATAATCTCCTTATTTAGGCATTAATATTACAGCGATGGCTTTTATCAAAAAATTATTCTGACTTACGACCACCACCAAAAGTTACACGAGATTGTCTGTTAATATTAACAGGCATCTCCGGTCGTTGCTCCCTAAGAATATCTTGATCCACGGCTTTGACTTGATCAGCAGTTTTATTTCTAAAATACTCCTTGCGTGATTCAACAGTTTCTTCAGGTATCCTTGCCAACACAAGGCCACCAACCCCGATTAACCCCTTGTATCTGCCCGATTGAATAACTGGATAGTCGTGTTCACCAATTTGACTTTTAATCTCTTCGGCTCTAACAAATTCCCATCCTTCCCTAAGTTTTTTGGAGACATTTCCTGTATCTTCTTGTCCCGCAAACTCAGTTCTTATCCAACGATGCTTAAAACCTACTGGTGCAGGGGGTGCATCTAAACTTGATGGTGGCGTCCAAGGTTTATTCCTTTGAGGCTTATTCTCTTGTGACGCGCGTGTGGTTCTAGTTAATTTTTCATTCATATTTTTTCTCCTACACGAATTTTGCGTATTCTTCTAGTGGCACTCCTAATTTTTTGGCAATAGCCACTTGTGAACGAGTGAGTTTCACAACTTTGCGTCCCTTCTGTTTACGCCCCGCAGAGGCAACAGTTTGAACGGGTTTAGTATCTTCAGAAAACTTTTGAGGAAAATATTCCCTCATTCGTTTATCTACTTCATTGTAATACTCATCAGACTCTCCGTCAAACCCCTTATCCACTAATTCTTGATGTACACCAAACGCAGCATTAGTCATTACACTATCGTTACCAAACCAAGTGTTTTTTTCTGCCCACTCTTTAGCTTTTGGTGAAGGGTCGGGTTGAGGTTGTTGAACCTGTTGAGCTTGTGGTTGTTGTAATGTTGCTTCTTGTTTTGCTTTTTCGTCTTCAAATTGTTGTTTCTTTAATCTTGCTTTTTCTTTTTCCACTGCTAGCTGTGTCAGTTTATCATTTAATTCCATAATTTGGTCAGCATCATTGTTTTCAATCGCCGTCTTTAAAGTAGCTTTTACTTGTTCTCGCTGAGCATCAACTCTTGAGTCAAACTCACTAATAAAGTTTTGATCAAACTTCTTTGCTTCAGCTTCTGCATCAGAATACTTTTTTTGTAAACCTTTTGCATAATCAAGTGCAGCCTTTTCTCTTCGTTCTGCCTCTCTCATTTTTCTTGTCAACTGATCAATTCTTTTTTGAACATTTTGTGTGTGTTCAGGTAGATTATCTTCAGTTT